TGTTCGTCTGCACATTCATGCCGCTGGGGTTGTAGCTACCGCCGCCGCCGCCTCCGCCGCCGCCTCCGCCGTCAGAACCGTATTCTGAGTATCCCATCTTGGCACGGCCAGAAGCGTTTAACTGTACGCCACCGCCGTTCCAGTTCTTTGTGCTGTAGTCACTAGCAGAAAGAGTAGATGCTCTTGCCTGATCTGTGCTTTCGCTGTTACCTGGCCCGTCTGATGAACCGCCCATGCCCTATCTCCTTTATGCAAACATGATTTGACCGAAACCGCCTCGGCGCTTGCCTCGGTCAATTTCATTTTTACTTGCTTCCCTAAATGTAGCAGAACCGTAGTCTCTATTCTTCCCCCGTGTCAGGTAGTTGCCGAACCCTCTACCACTAGCTGGAGACAAGTAAGATATTGGTGAGAGGTAGTTAGCCCCTGTGTTTTGACCTTGGTCAATGATGTCTTTGATCTGACCCTGAAGTTGTAGCCACTTGTTGTCGTTTTGTCCGCCATCATCGTTATTTGTATTTGTGGTTGTGACTGACCCACCAAACCCCATTCCGTTTGCGTTAGGCGCAGTAGCATCGACTGCATTTCCATCTGGCCCTAAGTCGTCTTCGTAGCCGCCATAGGTTATGCCCGCTTTTGTGTAGTCCGAACCCTTACTGAATGGCGCATCGCCGCCTACGGCAAAGTTTGACGCCGCTGTACTGCCACCGTCAGTTGCAGGGTTGCTTAAAGTGTCGTCCGCAGAAAGGTCTGATTGTATTGTGTCAGTTGCAGAACCCTTTACTGCCGAACCCTTGCCTGTGCTTACATTTGGATTAGCCCCTGCTTGGCCACCAGTCAGGTCAATACTGGCGATATTTGCCGTGTTGCTAATTCCAGCTTGCTTTAGGCCTTCTTTAATTTGAGAGTTTGCATAGGCATTTGCCGCCGCCGCCGCAGACATGCCCAAAGCTAAGTTTTCGGTTCGGTCATACACTTCCTTGCCGACTTTTGAAGATATATTTTTACCTACATATGGGCTAACGACTTGGCTCATTAGCCCACCCAAAGGGTCAAGAGATACATTAAAGTTGTTTCCTTGAGGTGCATTGACGTTTTTGCCAAATTTATTCCAGCCATCATAATTAGTAGTCCCAAAGTTCACGTCAATAAACGACCCTGGCACTCCTGCGTAAAACGATTTTGCAAGGTTGAGTACGTTCTCTCCAACCTTTGAACCGCCACTTTGAATGGTAATGTCACCGTTAGCTAGAACATCTAGCCTCGTCCCACCAAGACCTTTTCCTAGTTTGCTACCCCAAGGAGTGTTAATTCCTTCTGTACCTGTTTGGCTGTTGAAGCCATCAGCAAAGGCCTGCGCCATCTCTTCATTAGTTATGTCTGGGTTATTGTTTGCCCAGCCATTGATGTTTCCGCCGCCCAAAAAAGATAGGTCATACGATGGTTTGCCGTTTGCGTTTAGCTGTTCACCCATAGCCACACGCCGACCTAAGTCTTCAAGAGCTTGTATTCTTTGATCTCTGGATAGCCCATCAACCATTCCGCTACCGATAATGGCGTTCTGTATGTTTGTGCTATCTGAGCTATAAGGGTCAATGCGGCCATCTTCGATCATGTTCTGTATGTTTTGGGCCAGTTTTCCTGCTTCGTCGTTGGGGTCATTCCTTAAGTTTGATACGATTTGGTTGTAACCAAGAGTGGTTACAGTACCCTTACCGTCGGCTGTTGGAGTTGTGACATTTCCAGTTACAGGGTCGGCGTAGTTCTGCCCCACTGTTTGCGCCCAGTTATCCCAATCACTGGCACGCGGGTCGTTCGCATCAGGGTCAGAACTGCCCTGTCCTGTTTGCTGGTTGTTGGATGCGTTGTCAGTATTGCTGGCGTTGTTCTGAGCGCCCATATCTCCAGGGCCGCTTCTGCCAGGATCGCGGTCATTATTATCGCTTTTACCTGAACTGCTACTGCCTGAACTGTCATTGGTTCCGCCACCACCATCGTAACCATCAGGCGGATAAGAAGGAATACCCATAGGGCCAGCTTCGCCTGAACCGCCCAAAGCCTTCAAGATATCGGCTTCATCAGGTGTGATGTAAGACAGCATGTGGGGTTGTCCCTTGATCACGGTACGGCGTGGGGGTGGCCCCATAACTCTCATAGAACTTCCAAACATCTAAATGACCTTCCTATAACATCTACCCTCTTGGGTGTACCCAAGTCTGGACATGAAGCTGTCCCACCTTTCCCCTTGTCCGTGGGAGTTGGGATCAAAGTGCATTTGACATACATTCATATCTTTGCACCATGCTTCCCAAGCCTTCATAAACCTGATCGCCGTTACACCTCCGCGTTTTTCAGGCGACACCCACATAAATTCTTCCGCAGAACTGTTGTGGTTTTCGGAGAAAAAAATCCTAGAAGCGCGAGCAAAGAAGAAACCATATAACTCTTTTGACACATCTTCTGCGACAAGAGCCAACCTGTTTGGTTCTCTAATCGACCACAAGATATACTCTTCGGTTTTTTCTTTTGAGAACGGTATCCAGCCCCAGTTTGATGTCTGGTGGAACCGCTCGCCCAAATTAACACAATGCCCCACATCTGCTTCTTCCATAAACCTAATCACATGTACAATACCTTGTTACCAAACCCTCCAAGGTCGCCCCGCCTACTTTGAGCAGATATGCTTCTGCCAAATGTTGGGCTATATTGTGGGCCTTTATCTACATAGCTTGTACCGCCATCCCTATCATCGACCTCTTCTAAGTAAGAAACCCCTTCTGGCTTTGTCACTCCAGTATAGGCTGGGGGAGTAGCTGAAGGCAGTGTCATTGATAGGTTTGCCTGCTCGTTGTCAGCACCATACCCCACAGGAACGCTGTTAAGTATTTGGCCATAGTTGCTTGGTAGTGGAGCAGACGGTGTATATGTTGGCTCTGGTGGTGGCGGTTGGTAGGCGTTGTACGCACCGTATGCACCCATAGCACCAGACAGTATTTTTTGTGTGGTGGATATATCGGCTTCTTCACCCATGCCCGCTAGACCGTATCCAGCCGCTCCGCCAATGGCGGCTTGCAGTGCTTGGTCGTTGTCAGCGCCAGCAAGTTTAGCCGCACCGTAAGAGCTTACGCCAGCTAGCGCTGACTGAGTTAGGTCACTACCTAACGGGTCTTCTGCCCAGTCCTTTGCACCAGACACTACGTCATCTTTTATGTTAGTCCAACTGTCTGACGCCCAGTCTTTTGCATCTTCGTACAGGGTTACATACCAAGGGTCTGCGAACTGCTGTACGCCAGTGTTCTTGTTGTAGCTACCTTCTTCGCTACCGACTACGTACTGATCTGGGTTTAGGCCTGACTTAGCTGTGGCAAGTTGTACGGCCATAGCAAGCTCTGGGAAGTTGGCTTGAACTCTTCGTGGTATTACCATTTCACCAGACTGAGCGTATGTAAGAGTATCGTCGCCGCCCTGCATAGAGGAGTAATGGTTTCTTAGCTCGTCGGCATCCATCATTTTGCCAAAGCCGTCTTTACCAGAGTTCATAATGTCTTCGCTTATGTTGCTACGACGCTTGCGTATCTCATCAAAATGCTTCTGCTCGTACTCTTGGTAGTCTTTCATAGACGGCGCATCTGGGTCAGTGCTTAACGCATCAAATCCGAGACCACCAAGGCCAGGTGGCATTGCTGGTATCTCGTCGTCGTGTCCTTGTAGCATACGGGTAATGATGGACATCGGGCCGTAATCATCCAAGAACTCACGTAGGCCGTAGTTCTCCTCATCACGAGGCTGGCCGCTCATGGTGGTATTTTTTCTTGTCGCATCAATTTCGTGGTCGTGCTTGGGGTTCAAGCATTTACCAGCAGAAGCGCAAGCGGCAGGAGTTGGACAATCTGGACAATTTTGAAATGGCATATCTAACCCCTTATACGTTTACTGTCGCCGCCGCTATACCAAGCTCCAATGAGGTTGCAGAAGTTGCGCTTGTCACAACAAGCTCAAGTCTACGCCCCGCTGTTGTTGCGTCGATCTCAATGATGGTAGCCAGCGATATAGACTGCGCTGTCGATGATACGCTGTACGTACTACCTACAACCGATCCATCAACCGCAAGCTGTATTGTACAAGAGCCGCCAGCCAGCTTGAAGCTGATGCCGTCGATACGGATTGTTTGCTTCCACAGTCTGGTAATGAAGTAGGTCTTGTTGGTCACTGATGCCGCACTATCTTCCCATACACTGAAGAACGGTATAGTTACGGTAGAGAACGTCTCAGGTAGCTGACCGACAGGTAACTTACCAGCCGTATCAAGAGTGGCCACACCGTTTGCCGCACCCATGTATGTCTTCGGAACGAGTGAGGAGAAGTCAATGTCACCATACTCAAGTGATGTACCTGTGCCGTTTACGCGAACATACTGACCAGCGTTGGACTGGACGAATGTTGGTAGCGAGCTTTCTGGTGATGTCGATAGCCACTGCACACCGTCGTAGAACTTAAGGACTGCTGGAACCTGTGAAATATCCAGCCACAAGTCACCAGTTACTGGCGATGTAGGTGATGTGAGTGAGTTAGTGATGTTTGCCTTACCCGCCAAAGATGTTGCAAGGTTTGATACCTTTGATTGCGGAATGTCATCGTTCTCAATCGACAGCTTGTTATATAAGATAAACCCGTTGCTATCTGTATACTCATCCTCAAACATAAGACCAGCAACAGTTTTTAGTGACTGGTTCTCAACTGTAAGAACTGTAACTTTGTCACCTGGCACAAGCGGGTTACTTGGGTCAAGGAATGTAATGGTGTTCGCTGTAGGTGATGCTAAGTAGTCAGCGTTGCCGCCTTCTTCCTGCAAGACACCGTTGCGCCATACAAGGATTTTCTCGTCTGCTGTATGCACGAACGAAATCAAGGTGGTTGTACCACTAATCTCTTGGTCATCACGGCGGAAGTTTGTAACCGCCTGTGAGCGCACAGAATAGATAGTAACCTTGTCGCCATTGGCTAGGGCTGGGGTCACATTCTGGACAGTGACGGTGTTGTTGGTGGTATTAAATGTATACTGTGCCGCAGTACCAGCAGAGGTCAGGTCGTGTAGCAGAATACCGTTTAAGTAAACTACGATGTCTGCTGTTCCTGGATCAAACGAGTAATCAACAACAGAAACAGGAGAGCCTAGAGTGGCTGTAGCTGTAGCGCCTGCACCGTTACCACCAGTAAATGTGACTGTTGGGGCAGAGGAATACCCAGAGCCAGCGTTGGTGATTGTTACAGATACAACTTCGTCGCCTGATGTGCCGCCTAATGTGGCCGTACCTGTGGCTTGTGTACCAGCAGGATCGTTAGGTGCGCTGAATGTAACTGTTGGCGCGGCTGTATAGGCGGAGCCAGGAGCGGTTACAGTCACAGATGCGATAGGTGCGCCGATCTCAATGTCCTGACGGTTGAAGAAGAACGGGCCTTCGACGTTGCCGACTGATGCACCAGCAGGGCCGCGCAAGTCACCGATGTCAGCGATGGTCGCCCAGCCTTCTTCGTCGCCGTTGTACTGCCCAACTCGGTACTGAATACCCACCTGTGAATCCAGTCGCATCTGGATCGGGCCTCTAAATACACCCTCTTCGTTAAACAAGATGCCAAACAACTCGCTAATAGTCTTGTTACCAAGCTCTGCTGAGTTGATATAACGTATCAAGTTCTCAAAATCTGTATGTATGTTCCCGCTATTCACGTAGTTTTGCGGGTGCTGTTGTCTAAGTCGTGCCATTTATCCTGTCCTCACTGTAACGGCAAAGCCAATTATTTTTAGAAGCCCCTTACCTCTTGTAGTAAAGCGGAACTGCACCCCACGATAACGATGCTCGAACTTCCTTTCATACTGTCTACTTAACGGGACATCGGGGAATTTGTCGTCCACCCCGTCATCTTCGATGAGGAACTGCATGGATGACATATATCTTCCACGCTCATCGAAGGCTTCCACCTGTAGCTCACCTTTACCAGTTGCTTGCAGGATGAAACTGTAACTTTCCTTCATGTCGTTGATAGCGCCCTGCCATAGAATGGGGGTAGTGACCACCATTTCTGGGCTATATGTAACAATATCCTCTACCTTATTCTGCTCCCAGACCCCGCCTGGCGTTCCTAGAAGCGTTACTCCACCAAGAGTTTTGCCACATCTGATATTCAGGAAGTCTCCAGAAGACCACTTACTTTCACCGCCAGCCATTGGGTTTAGGGTGAGTGTAAGCCTCTTTGATATTAGGTCTGATATAGGAAAGAACACATGGTATTGCCCTTCGTCTTGGTCAAAGTAGGCAGAGATTTGCTCAGTGTCTTCTACGCTTTTGACGTATTCTCTGTATAGCAAGTCGATCTTGTTAGACATTGGGATAGTAAAGATGGTCACACCGTTTGTCTCAGAACGACGTAGAGAATGAATACCGTCTCTTGAGCAGAACAAAAGGTCAGCGCCAGCCTGACAAATGGTGTTGTGTGAGATAGTACCCACTTTGATGTTTGCTTTATCGTCAATCTGCCAAAGCGTGTAGTCAGGGTGCAGTTGATATACAAGTGTTTGGTCAAAAGTAAACACGGCAAGTCGGCTGTTCTCGAACACGCCTAGCCCACGTATTTCATCGGCTGTGCCAATCACGTTAGCTACGTCGATGTCTGAGGCTTGTGTAACTTGTACTGCGGCTGGGTCTTCGTCTAAGGTAAAGATGTCTTCTTTATCCACACGGCTAAAGTCTATAAGTGTACGTCGTCCTGGCTGTCCAGCAGTCGCTAGACGACGTTGAACGGCGATTATGTAAGCTGGTCGCGGGTCACTATCTGCCTCGATTTGCTCAAACTTGAAGCCATCGTATGTGTACATAGGGTAGTCGCGTGAGGCGAATACCACTTTGTTGTTGAAGATGGTTGAGGTTACTACCGATGTTTGTGGGTATATCTCAAACGCTTCATGTCCATTTGATTGTGGCTTTACATCAACCCTGTTTGCGTAAAGGTAAAAGTCTTCTGTCTGCGCTGTAAAAAAGTCGTCAAGATATGTCAGGTCTCCAGCAACTGTACTGCTTGAAGAAACAGTTACTCTATTAAACACTTCGTCTACGGAGACTTCTATATTTGGTGGAGTTGCCCCGTCATCTGTTGCCGTTAGGACTGCTGTGTTGGATATGCCTATACGCACTACGTACACAGGTGTACCTGTGGCATCTTCTCCCCAAGCAAGACCAGTAAGGTCTGGGTAGCTCGGCACATTTTCAAATACTAAATCGTAGTATCTAAGCGAGTTTGTTGGCCTAGCTGTGCCGCTAGTGTCATCAACAAATGCTTGTGCGGTAGCATCCCATGATATTTCTATTGTTCTTTGTGGGTTGTCTATGGCACGTTCAGATTTAAGAGTTGTGCCGCCGCCGTCTTTCTGCGCCCATACAGCTAGGTCTCTACCGAAGAATGTAACGTGCGTTATGACAGCATCGCCAGGTGTTCGTTGTGTTGCACCTGGATCACGGACGATTGAGCCTCGCCAGTCTGCGTACCCGTTAGATATGTCTAGTAGATGTTGCTTCTGCCCAGTATCCAAAGCACCTTTGTCGCGTGAAGCGTCAATACCTTGAAAATCCTCATACGGATATACTTTGGTTTTTACCCCAGAAGGAGCGTAAGTAGTAGACATTAACGTCTCCTAGCGTCGTATCCCTGCGTCCCACTCGGAGCCTGAGACCTGTCCATAGGGGACACCTCAATTTTTCCAGAGCCAAACTTACGCTGGAACAGGATGCGGTTCATCATCTTAAAGTACATAGGCCCGTAGGCTTCGATCTTGTTAGACTGCTGTTGAACAGAATAATGATACAAGAGACCAGCAACTATAATGCTGTCTGGTATCTCGCGCTGTTGTGATGGATGGGTATAGTAGTCTATCTCAGGGTTATCCCAATACGCATGACCACGTAAGTCTTCGATAATAAGGTTAGCAAACTCGACAAACATCATCATAACTTCGCCATCAACTGTACCTGGATGCATGTCACCATAACGACGTAGCGCTTGGAAGATCAGTGCTTCTAGGTTTGAATACGGCTCAGATAGATGCGGGTTGTTGACTGAGTAACGGTTGCGGCCTTCTTTGCCGTCCCAGTGTTGTTGCCACTGCCCTTCAATATCATTTTTTGTGTTGGCATCAATGGTTCCACGCAAGTCTCTTGCGCCTGGCATATCTGATCTGCCAGTGCCTGGATCGTAATGCTTTACGTCAGTATTGGCTGGTCTATCTCCAGCTATTGTGTCATAAGTGCGTGGGACTTCGATGGCCATTATCTACCCCTCGTATTTTTCAAATCTTCCAGACACGAACCATGTGTGCATTTCAAATGCCTCTATGTGTGCTGGCTTAATGGAGAAAAACAGATACTCACGTTCTTCATCCCAATAAGAGCGATACCGCTCGCCTCTAAGCACAACTTCCAGCTTCACGATCTCTTCGTCCGAAGAAACATAAATCTGGTTTTCTTTGCGCTGTTCATTCTTGGGCGCGGCTTTTGCCTTACTTGCTTGAGTTTTTTTGACGGCTTTGACTGCCGCAACCTTATCTACAGGTTTAATTATTGCCATTGTGTTAGCTCCAAATACAAAAAGGGCGGGTTGCCCCGCCCTTAGTGTATGTGTTTTAGGACATTACAGTCGTCCCTATGACTTAGCTAACAGCAGTCCAGCCTTTAATGCGGTGGTGTACTTTAGCTTGGGTCATTTCTAGGCCGCACTCTGACATGTACATGTGCTTCACGCCGTCGAAATCAGGTGTCTGAATATCGCGGACAAGCTGGGTATCACGACCTTGCATGTAGCGATACTTAAGTTCAGCCATATCCAAAACGAACATTTCTTCAGTCATGCCTGTTTGACGGAACATTGGGTGCATGTACACCAGCAGATCACCAGCGTATGTGGTGTAGCGGGTCAGTGAAACGCCGTAAGCGTTGTCGATCTGAGTTGGTTGCCAACGGTTCTTGCCGATCTCCATCAAGTTGGAAATTACGCGAGCGCCGCAGAAAGCAACTTTTTCAGATGAACCATAAGCGAAGATGTCTTCGATCAACAGACGGTCAAACTCTTTTTCAGTAATCACGTTTGCTGATGCGCCGAATGATGCACCATCAGTTACGTTGGTGATCATGCTTTGCAGACCGCCAGTGTAGCGAGTTGGTGAAGCAGTCGAGCCGTTAGCTTCGTTGCGAACGCCGAAGAACATAGCCCGCTCAATGTCGCCCATGTGCAACTTGAGAGCCTTAGTAAGAGCTTCTTGCTCTTTATCACCTGTACGCAAGTAGGTGTTCTGCAATGTGCCTGTAACCTGTACGGCAGTCTTGAAGATTTGCGTATAGTTGAAATCAAGAGTTGGGTCGAAGCTAATAGCTGTTGGGCTAGTGCCACCTTCCTGATCCGCAAAGCCAGCAATCACCAGTACGTCGCCATCAGCAATGTTGTGGGTAGTACCACCGATGTTACGAGTAACAGTCAGTGTATGTGTTGAAGTGTTGGCATCAGCGGTTGCATGCATGATTTCACCAGTTGACTGGTTCTGGAGGATCACACCAGCAACAACGAAGCTCTCATCGTCGTCGGCATCGACTACGACAGAAGCTGTTGAAGAGGATGCAATAGCACCGTCAACAGTCAGGGTGCGATCAGGCAGTTCATCGCGGAAGTGGTTATACTTAGGGTCATCTGTGCTTTCTGAGCCTGCCATTGAAAGCAGAGCCTGAAGTGGCGCAGTACCGTTAGGTTCCAGAAGCGTAAAAAGCTCCCGATAATTAGTAGGACGGAAGTCGGTAGTAAACTGACCAGTCCCACGCAATCCAGTAATAGCAGTCATATCTATCTCCTTAGACTTGCTAGATGGTTACATAAGATGTCGATTGGGCTACTACAAACTCTCTGCGTACAGCACGATGGTTTTCTTTTACCCTTTGCACAGCTTGTGTGAGGCCGTAGCGTCGGCTGTACAATCTCATTAAATAAAAAAGGGGAACGGTTGTCGTCCCCCTTTTATCGTTTTTATAACATATTTCGTTTTCGCATTGCGGCTTCCGCCACTGTGTTCATAAAATCTTGGTCGGCATTTGGCTTTGGCGGCTCTCCTGCCGAGCCTGGTGCAGATGAAGTTGCTCCTGTATATGCCTGACGACGTTGCGCCATGCTACGTAGTCTTTCCATTTCAGGAGTGTTCTTTACTGCGGCGAAGTCACCCATGACTTTTTCGGTTAGGTCACGGTCAATAAAGTCTTCGATTGTAAAGCCTCGCTCAAACGCAAAGTTAAAGAAGTCATCTTCGTCTGCGTCAGGCAATCCATACTGCTGTTGTGCCGCATTTAAGTTGTTAGCCGCTTGTGTGCGGTAGGCCTGTTGTTGAGCCTGCTCTGCCGATACTGCCGCTTGCGCCGCATCTTGGTTGATGCCTTGTGCAGAAGCCAGAAACTGGTTCATCATTTGCCGTAACTGTGCGTTCTCTTGGCCCATAGCCTCCAGACGAGCAAAGCCATCACGGTACATAGGTGGCAAAGTTACTGCGTTCTCTTCTTCCCAACGCTTGATTTGATCTTCAATCTCAGACTGTAGATTGCGCTGGTTAGTTACACGTTGCCCTTGGCTATCAGGTGTTGGGTCTTTTTGGCCGCCCATAGTTGGGTTGCTTACAAACGCCTGTGTAGCGGCCTGTAAGAACTGAGCCATGTCATTACCGTTTATCTCTTTGCCGCTTTGCTTTGCGCGAGCCATGATGTCCTGCACGAACTTCATAGCAGGCTCAATAGGCTTGATCTCGTTAGCGTGGCGGTAATTTAAGTCACGGTAGCGGTTAAAGGTTTCACGGATTTGCGCTTCAGTTAGGTTGCGCTTTTCTCCTCCAAAGTCCACCTCAAACATCTTGACGCTCTGCTCCAGAGAGTTGTCGCCTTCTGTAGTGGGTGAAAGTGTAGCCGCCGCCTTCTCTTGATCTGTTGGCGGTGCGTCCTTTGGTTCTGGTGGCGGGGCCGCTTCTTGCTGTGGTGCTTGCTGTGGTGCTTGTTGCGCCCCAGCCTGTGCGTTTGCGTCACCAAGTTTTTGACCAGCCATCTGGTCGATTAGGGCTTTATCTTGTTCATGGGTAGCCATTTTGTTCTCCTGCCAGCCGTAGCGAGCTTATCTGTGAGGGCCGTAGCGCTCTATTGCTTTTTAATTTCTGCCTCCGTTGCCGCCTCCATCAGCAACTCGTTATCAATAAGCATCTTCATATTAGTTGGCAGTTCGATCATCCGTCGTGCCGCCCACATAGCACCACGACGGAAGTTTATCTCATCAACGGATAACTGTTTGTTTTCGGCAAGCTGATATGCCGCTGTGAGAATTTCGTCTTGCATCTTCCGCTGGAGGATACCCCATCCGTTGGAAGACATGAGTTCTTCAAGAACCCTTGCTTCTTCTTTCTTAGTCAAATTTAGTCCAAGCCCCTACTGATAGTACGCCGAGAATTACAAGCACGAGCCACTTGACGAAAGTGTTGACGACGGACTTCTTTACGTCGCGCCACCCATCAATAAGCTGACGCAAGTCGTGTATATCCTTGCCAGCGTCTTCGTCGTGAAGCCCGATACTAGCCAGAGCTTCTTTAGCGCCACGACGAGCGGAACGCTCGACGAGTTGCTCTAGCTCAAGTTTTGTCATCGTTACCTGTGACATTAGAACTGCAACATCGTTGGTGCGTAACGATGGTAATTTTCGTTACCTAGTGAGTATTCAGCGCTGTATCCCCATGTGTAGGCGTTACCGTCTTCGGTTAAGGCGATCCCAGAAATTTGGTTGGAATGGCCATACAGTGCTATGTCTATTACCTCTTTTGCAATACCGAGACAGTTGTATTTGCCAGAATTAGAGTGAGAGGTAGTGTCTCCGACGCCGATTTGACCATGTCCGTTATAGCCCCAGCAAAGGACTTCCCCATCGTCTGTCAACACACAGAAATTAAGATAGCTACCACTTCCAGAAACAGCCATTCTTTTTACATTGGATGGGAAGTTAGGGTAGCCTGTCGGCTCGTATTCACCAGGCCATACAACTGTAGGACTGGATGACGGGATGCTGACAAAGTTCTTTCTTGCCGTTACGCCGCCATCAAGCAGTTGTCCGTAACCGTTGTATCCTGAACTGTAAACTACACCCGCCGCATCTCTAATGATTGCGGTGTTATACTGATCTATAAAAGTTGCCGCCACACACTCGCATATTGTTGTGTCGCCGTTTGCTTGAGTGTTGTTCATAACAATAGTAGGCGGCAAGTTTCCGTGAGTGCCTTGTCCTAAAGCGCCAGAGTGGGTGGAGTGAGAGTCTTGACCCCATGTCCATAAATTGCCGTCGATGTCTCTAACGTAACCACCTGTTGCTGTCACAAACAGTATTTCTGCGGCAGGCACATTGATGGCAACCTTTGTATAGTTAGTATTGTTACTGTTGCTTACAGGGTTCTGTCCGCTTGTGTAATTACCAGAGTACCCGCAATGGTAAATGGTTCCATCTTTACCTTGGGCAATAGCAAACGGAGAGTTTTGGTTTCCCGCCCAAAGGTCTACAAACTGGTCTAGGGAAGCCGTTTGAAACTTGCCAAGTTGTGGGCTGGCTTGCACAAAGTTAAGAGTGGTTGTTGTGTTGCCATCGCCTCTGGAGCCATAATTACCATATCCGCAGTAGTGTATGGTTCCATCATCGCAAAGCGCCCATGCGCCGTTGTATGTGCTAACAGACGTACCCCCTTGAGCGAGAACACATTTAATTACATTCTTGCCGTTCAAAGAGTTTGCGGCCTTTGAAGATGCGTTCTGAGGGACGTAAACATCAGTTGTGTTGCCTGTTCCATGCTCGCCGAGGTGGTTTCGCCCCCATGTCCACAAGTTGTTATTATTGTCTACAGCCATACACATTTGCTGGTAGTTAAATTGCCAGTACCACCCCTTGTTAGCGTATTCATAAACAAACCCATTTGTGTTCAGGGTAATAGTGTTCCCCGCCGTGGCTGTTGTAGAGCCGACGTAGCGGTACATATCCGTCTCTTCGTCGCCGATACGAATGTATGTAACGCGGTCTGTACCAGCAGTTAAGCCAGGCGCTGTGTATACAGTTGTTTTGTCTTTATCGCCAATGTCGGCAAGGGTCAGTGAAGTCCAAGTTGTACCGCCGTCTGTGCTTTCTTCAAACACTAGGTCTTCGGTATTAGTGCTGTCAGTCTGATCGAACTTGTAGATGTTCCCCTTGGTCATGTCGATGTTAGGGTTATCTGTGCCGTCTATCACAAAGATCGGGTCGCCGTTGCTGTCAGTCCCCATTGTAACTGTGTGAGTAACTGTGCGCTTATTACGGTTTACCAACTTACGTTCAGACAGCTTTACCCCAGAGAAGTCAGGGGGAAAGGCGGCTGTAGTTGGGTTGGGACGGTTACTTGTCTCTGACCCAATGCCTTGCTGGTAATAAGCGTTATACCCCCAACTGCGCCAAGTACCGTCTTCCATAATTGCCGCGCCGTATCGGTAAGAGTTTGTGTTTGGATGGTTTAGGTTGGCAACACGGACGCTAGAGCGCTGATCGTCTTCAGTCCAAACAGGGAGGTTGGTTGCTTCATCAACTCTTAAAACTTGGTTAGCGCTAGTAGGGGCGATTGACTGAACGCTTGTGCCATCGTAATACCAAATGCCGCCAGCAGGGGTTCCTGTGCCTTGGCCGATGCCGTTAGTAAATATTGACCATTTAGTAGCGTCTGTGCCAGGTGTTGTACCTGTATTGCTGTCAATCAAGCTGATGTATGTATCAACGCCCTCAGTAACAATATCTTGTTTACTGTAAGTAGTCGCCGCGTCGTATGCGCCTCTAAATGTGAAACCTATGGTTCCTAGATTTATTGTTGCCATTTCTTACCCCTGTTAAAACTTTACTTGAACTGGCGCATACAGATGACCAGTCAGTCCACCATCCGCCAAATTGTAGACACCGTTATACCCCCAATGATATGTCTCGCCGTTTGTGCAATGTGCTATCAAACAAGTATCAGTCGTACTGTCATGTGAGTATCCAGTCATTACCAGTTGGTCTACGGGAGGCAATTTTGCTGGAATCACAATAGATGGTGTCGCACCTTGGTCTGTGTGGCCAGTCCCCTTTTGTCCCTTGCTACTGTAACCAATAACATACACCTTGCCGTCGCTCGTCCTTATGGCGTAACAATTACCGTATCTGCCGCCAACGGCAATAATATCTACCGCGTTTGCTACGGCCACGTTGTTAAAATCAAGAAGCGTCTCAAAAGTAGTAGTTTGGCTTGTGCCACTGCTATTGAGTGGGCTGTGTCCAGTAGTTACTACGGTCTTGTCTTTTTTGATGGCTAAGAAGTTAGTGTAAGAACCAGCGGCTCCCTGATAAAAATCCACGTCCTCAAGGACTGGAATTGCTGGATCAAAATTGTTGTTGAAAACCCAGCCGTCTGCACGAGGCGTGTTTGCGTTCCAATACTGACGTGCGCCTTGTTGACTGCCCTGTATGTAAAGCCTTCCGTCTTCTAACAAAACCGCGTCTGTGGGTTTTTGAGTGGTGTAACTGCTGTCCGTCTGAGTGTTATGCGCCCAAGCCTGTTTTACTTTTGCGTTTTCACTACCCCACGGATCAAACTTAGCAAATGTGTATCTGTCGCTCCCTGTAAAGTTTCTGTTAGCCGCGCCAGACGCCCACAACTTGCCGTCGTAATCAATCATATATGAAACTGCTTCATTGCTGTTGCATATCGATATGTACTTCATTGGCTGGTCTGCCGTAAAAGGTATTAAGGTCGGAGTTAAAACTTCAGTAGTATTGCCAAAACCAAGGAGACCATCTTGGTTAGCACCCCAAGCATAAATCTTGCCAGATGCGCCTCTTGCTAAATAGTTTACGCCTCCGTTGTTGTATGTGTTGGCGCAGTAGCCACCCTTAATCTCAACAATTTCGTCGTCGCCTATGTCGCTGTACTTTGATATAGGAGTGAATTTTGTGCTTGAAAATGTCGCCCCGCCGTGAGTATCAGACCCATTGTAGTAGTGTCCCGCAGACCAAAGAACATTGTCAGTGTCTAACAAAAAAGTGTTCAGATACGAATTCCATGCTTTTTTAATAAACGTATTGCGAGGAAGAGGCAGTGCTGTCGAAGAAGCAAGAAATGGGTAGTTTGTTGTCGCCGTAGGGCCAGACTGCATACCGCTTACGCCGTAAGCGTTATAGCCCCAAGCTCTTGCAGTGCCGTCTGTCATAACTGCAACATGCTGAAAAGCGGCGTAGCGCGGATGCTCGGCCATCATGCGCGCGAGTTCTTTTACCTTAGTGCCGTTCCTGTCCCTTGAATGGCGAAACTCTGGTGTGAAAGTTGCCGTGCCTCCAATAGTCGTTGCCTTTGAGCGAAGCTCATTGCCTCGTGCGCCGACAGGAGAAATGGTATTGTCTACGGCTACAGAACCTTTTTCTGTTAGCTGTCTTTGCCCGACAGCGAACTGCTGTTTTGTGTTGTTGTTATCTGTAAACACATGGGCTTCGTCGCCAACCTTGACAACATCGCCTTTCGCATAAGTGGAAGCTGAGTTATAAGTCCCCTTCCAACGATAACCGAGTTTAGATACGTCTATCTTCATAGTATATTCACCACTAATTGGTTATTGACCACAGAGAGGTTAAGGTTGCCGTTAGAGATCATATACTCATCGTAGTCATCAACGTCGTATGACGCAGATGATGAAGACGCTACTTCTCTAAACAAAGGAGTTGTGCCAGTTCCCACTGGTATTTGCATATTCTCGTATGTGGACAGGTTGCTGGTAATGTGCGGCTTAATTACGTTGAGCCAGAACCAGTAATAGTCCGTCGGGTAACTTGTGTTCCCCTTGTCGTAAACATGTGCAGGCTGGGTTTGTAATATGTTTGCAAGCTCGTTTACGTCGTCCGTATCAGGTGTTGAGCGAGACCAGCCTGGTATCGATGAGAAGTTATCGTCTTGGTTTACGTCACCGTAGATATAGTTAAAGTACGTGGATGGGGCTGGAGGAGCCAAAGGGCGGTTGTAATTCAAGTCCCAAAACCCGTCTGTTACAAGCGGATCGGTAACACCGTTAGCGTAGTTGTATAGGCTCTGCACCAAAGCGTAGTCAGAAAGAACCGTGTCTTTACCGACAGTTGTAAGTTCTATTGAGTTGCCGTTTGCGGACAGACCGTAAAAAATATTGCTGTCAGCAAACGGAACAAGGTCGTACTTTGATGCCGTACTGTCTAACTGGATAAATGAATTGTAGTTGCCTGCTGTTTGAACTTTTGTTGTTGGAACAGACGCATTTACGCCCGCTACAGCAAGCATTGTATAATTAGGGTCTGGGATTGTGCCAGATGTGTGGCCGCCGTTTACAATGTAAAGGCTGTCGTTGTATGTGAATAGATCGTGGTTTTGGTAAGCGAAGCCAATCTGGTATTGGCCAGTTGGTCTAAAGAATGTTCCGTCTGGTACGTCGTTCCATGGCGCAGAAGCGTTTGTACCGACGCGGACTTGAAACTTTTGTGTCGATGGCTCAATACGAAAAGCAAAAATATTAGGGTCTGGGTTGCCGCTTGTGTCAAAGAGGTCGCCCAATAGGTCGTACAGGGTTCTCCCGCCTAGCTCACAGTTCTCTAGGTAGGTGTCTAAAAGATGAGTTCCTGTGTTTAATGAGCGGAAACTTATCTGCTCACCAGTAGGGCGGGTGTAAGCCATCCTAATTTATCCCCATGTTCTTCATAAGATGCTTCAATTTAGCAGATGTGAGGGCGTACCTGTCGTCCTCTTGGTAGCGCTCTTCCAAGTTGGACACTCGCTTTACGAGGTCTAGTAACACTCTGTCCTCTACTGTCGGGGTAGCGGCGTCGCCGATATGCTGTAAAAGTTCGGCGCGAAGCTCTGCCACAAACAACTTAGCTACTTTTCTCGCCTCTGCCTTTATGTACTCCATTTGAGCGCCTGTAAGGTTAGCGGCGCTGGCTAGGCTTTCTGGTGATGGATTTGCCATTACGCGGCCTCCCTTGCTGGTCTTAAGTTACCTCGTTCGATTTCACGTTGCATTTGCTCTTCTGGCATTACAGAAGCGCCTCTTGCCTTTTCCATAAGCGCCATCTGTTGGGATGGGGTTGGGCCTTGTGCGGCTTCTTCCTTACTGATCTTGAACTGATCTACGTCGGAAACACCCATTGCGCGGATGGCCTCTTCCACAATCCTGCCCGTTTTGTATTCCATTTGCAGGCCTGACTGACCGAGAACTTGGAGCATGTTCATCCAAGTCTCTGCGTTTCTGGTCGGCTCAACTGGCAAAGTGCCGTCTACAACTAAGTAGTCGATGTCACCCTGAAGCATGGACACATCAAAGTCTATGTACCCATCGTTGACCATTCGGCTTAGTTCGCCAGGAGCCTGACCGTCCATCATACGAAGAGAGCCTTCGTACTCTAGGGCGTCTTGCAAGTTTGCAGTCATCATACGCACAAGTGGTCGGACTGATTGCGCCGACAGAACTCTGGCAAGCACACCAAGGCGCTGTGAGCCTAGCTGAGTGAGCCTTTGAATTTCTGTGGCAGTTCGTATGCCGTCGGCTGTTGGAACGCCCTGCTGGGCGTCTGAGGCGGCGCTAACCCTCTGTTTCAAATCTGACATCGCTTGGATGTCGTTCCAGTGGCCGCGAGTTACGTCTGGTACTTCTGCTATGAATATACCGTCGCCTGGCTTTGTGCCTGGTA